ATGAAGATCGGATGTGTGGGCACACCCGGTTCAGGGAGCACGATCGGGTGCGTGGGCACCTCGCCACCGGGCGCAATTGGATGCGTCACTTCACCTGGAGGTTTTGGCTTACCTGGTCCACCGGGCGCAATGGGATGCGTCACTTCCGGCGGGAACACGATCGGATGGCTTGGTTGCACAGGCCAGTAGATCGGGTGTTCCACTGTCGGCGGCACCGGCACAATCGCGTCCGGTGGGATCACGATGGGATGAGTCGGAACTCCCGGCTCACTCGGCTCCGTTGGTGGGATCACAATCGGGTGCGCGGGATAAACCGGCAGATAGATCGGATGCGTCGGCTTACCCGGTTCCCCGCCGCCGCCAATTGGCAGGTAGATGGGATGCTCGGGATGTGGACCCTCGCCCTCAACGGGTGGCGGGATGACGATCGGATGCTCGGGCACGATCGGGATATAGATCGGTGGGGTGGGCTCGGGCTGTGGTCCCGGCAACCCCTGATCTGGCTTAGGTGGCTCACCGCCGCCGCAGCCTGGACGTTTGACGAATGTTTTAGTGATGCTGATTAGCACTTTGGATTTTCTTTCTGTTTGTTTTGGGTTTTTGGTTTCGTTCTGGGGGAAAAGTTTTCTTAGTAAGCCGCGCCCGCCGCCGGCGCCGCCGGGCCGCCCGCCGGCCCCTGCGGTGCTTGCAAGGTGGGCGCCGTCCCGATGCGCCCGATTTGCGCGTTCTTCTGCTGCTGGAGTTGAAACTCGAAGTGCTTCTTGCGGTTATCGATCATCGCTTTGAAGATCTGATCCATCGCGTAGCGCTGCTGGATGTTAGGATTCATCGCCACGATCTGGTCGAGCACGTTGAGGCGCAGCGCGTAGTTCTGCCCGCCTTTCTTCATCTCGGGCTCCACGCCGCTGCTGAGCTTGGCAAACTGGACCGTCTCGTCTTCGATTTCCTGGTTCGCGGCGGCGCTCTGGTCGCGCACGACTCCCTGCGCCAGGGAGGGATCCACCGAGCGCATCGCCCATTGGATCAGCCCGGCGCGGTCGATCACTCCCATCGTGTCCGCCGGCAGAATCGCTTTGTTGATAACGTCAAGCTTCTTGAGCACCGCCTCGGCGTTGAGGTTCGCGGCATTAAACTCCATCTGGAGGTCGTATTCCTTGAGCTTCTCGATATCGTTGGGCGGCGGCATCGCCACTCCGGTGATCCGCATGATCTCCTCGGGGCTTAGATACTGCGTGCAGAGGGCGAGCGTCTGGCGGGCCACCTTGCGCCAGCCGGCCAGCCAATTCTCGGTCATATGCTGGGTATAGAACATCTGCCGGTTGGGATCGACGCCCTGAATGATTCGCCCGAAGTAGTTGTTCACGCTGATGCGCACCTGCTCCTCGAGGTTGATCGTGTCCGGGTCGAAGCGCGGCGGCTCCATCCACTGGTGCTCGCCTGGCCGGCGCTCCGGGATCTTCGACCCAGGCCCGAAGAGCAGGTCTCGGGTGGCCCGGCCGATCGGCACGCGCACCGGTGGGTTGATCGCGATCGAGGCCCGGTCGGTGCGGAAATCGCGGTGCGTCTTGATCTGTCCCTGCTCGGTATCGATCACGTCCGCGACGCCCTTGTTGTCGATGAGCGCGCGTTCCGTCCAGTCCCGCACGAATTCGACCACCGGATATTCTTCGTGATCGTAACCCTGGTCGTAACTCTTGAGCTCGACTCCGCTGCCCGGCACGAAGACGCATACCTTGATTGAAGTATAGCCCTCGTCATCGACCTCCTTTTCGTAGAAAGAGATCACCTCGAAGAGATCCTTCATGTCATCGATCGTCGAGGTCTTGCTCCCCCTCCACCTCCCCTCCACCCGCAGGTCGTCGAGCACGCTCTTGCCTTTGCAAGTCTTGATCACCTTCTCGACCGCGCTCTCCTCGTACTCGTCGCTGATCACCCGCTTGCGCAGCTCGACCTCCGTCACCGTCTCGCGGATCGCCACCCAGGGCGCGCTCTGCAGATCGGTCGTGTTCGCCGGGAAGAACACATCCCGGAAGCACTGCAATGCCGTCCAGCGCGGTTGATTCTTGGCCAGGAAGGAAAGGGGCACCTTCGTCTGGCCCTCCTCGCGCAGCTCGCGCACGGCGGTGCGGGCCTTCGGCCGGGTGAAGGCCGGCCAGACTCCTTGCATCCATTCGATCACCTCGTCCTCGCGGTCCTCATCGAAGATCGCCGCGCGCAGATCGCTGGCCTGCGCGGGGGACTCGCCCTGCTGCTGGAGCAGTTGGGTCTCCATCGCGGTAATCACCTCGAGAGTGATCGGCTGCCAACGCAGCCGGAGCTCCTGCTCCCAGGTCACCGCCAGCATGTCCACCCCATAGAGCTCCTGCCAGTTCGCCAGGAGTGAGACTTCCTTGCGGAAGAATTCCGCGCACTTGGTGTAGACCGCCCATTTCAATAAGGTCGTCGTCGCCGCCGCCTGCGGCGCATCACCCGATTCCATCGCGGTGGCCTGCAGCTGCGCTCTCATCAGGCTCGCCTGGAGGATCCGTTTATTGTCGTTTACAACCTCATCCACCAGCCTGATTTTCACATCCGAGGCGCCTTCCCAAGGAAACGGTTCCGCGTTGAGATCCTTGCGGTGCTTGCGCGCGTCGTCGCTCTGCCCGTCCCACACGCAATTGCGAAAGTCATACGCCCCGCGGCATCTCTCGACAAAGGATGCCCCATCGTTCACCGCCGCCTGCAATGCGCTCTCCTTCTCTTGCAGCTCCTTCGTCTCGTCGCTGCTCTCCATGTTCACGTCCAGTTCTCCAGCCATTTTTAATTGCCCTCCACTCGTTGAATAATTGCCGCCCGGATATGCTCCTTGTGGTAAAAGGATTTCCCTCCAGGCCTAATGGAAATCCCCGTCACGATTCCTAAGCGTCTAAGCTTATTAAATTCGGCGCGCGAAATGCCCGTCCACCGCAGCACGTCCCCCGCCCGCAAAAGCAGCTTGCGCGGTTCCTCGTTCACAGACTCATCCTCCGCAGTCTGATGCTCGCGAGCCGGCTTAAGATAACCGGCTCCGTCCCTGGTTCAAAGAGGAAAACGTAGCGCTTGTCATCATGCACGCGCACCTCTTGCACCGCCTCCAGGTTCACCCAGCGCCCGCGACGCACCTCGAAGAAATCTTTGCCGAGCTTCTCCGCGCAGATGTAGACCGGTCGGCGGATGATGATCGTCTTCCCGCTGGCCAGGAACACGTGCGTGTAGTTCTTCACGGCCTGGAGGCCGAGCACATTGTCGTGGTGCACGAAGAATCCCTTCGCGCGGTCCCCCGCGAAATAGCGCTCGAGCAGCTCCGTCATTCGGGCCTCCTCTCGATTCTTCCGATGCGCATCTTCCACTCGCTGTCGGCGTCGGTTTCCGGGCCGACCAGGAGCTCCTCATCCTTCTTGATGTGGCGCACGGCGATCAGGTCCGGCTCGCCGAAGAGCGGGAACACTTCGATCAGATTCGGCTCGACTCCCCACGGCGCGAAATTGATCCAGGCGGCGTTGTCGCGCGGCAGCACCCAGAGATCCTTCTCGATGTGGCTGCGGTAAGCGTGGTGGTGCTCCCAGGTCCGCATCGCCAGGCAGTTGCGCACCTGCTCGTCGACCACCCCGAGCTCCCAGACGATCTCGCCCAGGTGGATATCCACGCCCGCAAAACATCCCCAGCCGTGCACCAAGCTTTTGCGAATGATCGTCGGGACCTTCAGCATTTTAGCGTCTCCTGCTCCGCTCAATCTTGGCGCACCGCTGGCAGACATAGGCGCTGCCCACCATCACTTCGGCCCGGTTCCCACAATCGCAAAGGCCGCGCAGTTTCTTCGGATCCTTTGGCTTGCGCGGGTCGCGCTCCCAATTCCACTTCGCCGCGCCAAACGAAGTGTGGGATCCGATCTTCACCGTCAGGATCATTGCACCGATCTTCTCGATCACTCCGCAGTAGAAGGGCTTCCCCTTCATCCGCACATAGTCGCCGACCTTGAAATTCGTATCGCTCGCTTTCGAAAACATCAGTAGCTCCCTCCTCCGATCGATTTCATTCCGGCCGGATCGATGTAGTCGCAATCGTCGGTCGCCATATAGCGCAGGCAATCGATGGGATCCTTGCACGCGGCCTTTTCCCCATCGTGGCCAGTGTAGTTTTGCAGCGCCCAAATCACACTCTGGCATTCGCTCGAGACATAGAGCTTCGGCTCGTTAATGAACGGGCAGACCTTCTCCTCCGCGTTGAAACTCAGGAGATCATTGATGCAGATGATTCCGTGCTCTTCGCGGAGTCCCGGCGCCGCATCCCAACCCATCGAAGGTCCCACCAGCCGGCCTTCGCGGTCCTTCTGGTCCTCGAACATCAAATCCATGATCGAGGTGCCGCCTTCGCGTTCGTTGATCGCTTGCGCCGCACCGCTGCGCGGATCCATCTTGCGTTCAAAAATCTCTTCCCCGCAAAACTCCCACTCCTCCTCTTCGAGCTTGTTGCCCTCGGTCTCGAGGATCACGCGCTTGTAGTCGATGATTCCGTATCCGAGCGTCGGCTGCGCCGGTCCTGGCGCACCGTCCCACTTGTTGCTCTCTTCGCTCGCGACCGCCCATTCGCCAAAGGTCGGCACGTCCGGCCACTCGCGATAAACGAAGCGGCGCCCATTCGGATCCGTCGCCACCCAGATCATGAACATATTGCGCGCGCCGGCCGGGTCCGCATACACCCGGCGGGTCACCTTCAAGCTCGGGATCCTCTCCGGGGGCACCACGTGCACGGCCGAGAATTTCGGGAAGGCCGCCTGCACGGTATTCCTCGCATAGCCATAGAATCGGCGCTCGATCTCGGTCACCCCGCCGCGCACCACCAGCTTGGTGTGGTCCTCGACGTTGGCGTAAGGGTTCGCGTCCGAAGGGAAATAAATGATCTTCACCTGCGGCCAGAGCGAGCGCTGGATGTAAGGCATCGTCCCTGGCGGGCAGTCCGCCACGTTGCGGCGGTTCACCGGCAAGAGCGGGGCCGGCATCGTGCGCTCGGTCACCGCCCCTTCGACGATGTGCCGGATCGCCGGCGTGATGCCATGCAAAGGCGTATAGCCCCAAATGAATTTGCCCTGCGCGCGCGGCAGCCGGTAAAGCAAGGTTTTCAGCCAGGAGAGCGGCATATTTTCATCCGCACAAATTAAGCTCCAGCCGGTGCCTTCGTAGTCGCCGACGTCTTGCTTGTAAGTCCCAAAAACTCCGATCGATCCGTTGGGCAAAACGAAGCGTCCATCCGAGAATCCATTCTTCACCGAGTAGGTGATATTCCGGATCCTCGAGCGTTTGCTGGTCGGCTCGTGAAATTGCTTCGGCAGGTATCGCCACACCACCGCGTGCTGCACGTCGAGCGCCGGCTTCTCGCTTTCATGCAACCAGAGCACCTTCGCCCCCGGCTTATTGAGCATCATCTCGACGCCCTTGCGCGCCATGTAATAGGATTTCCCCGCGCCATTCCCGCCGAAGATCGCTGTGAGCAGCTGCTCCTCGACGAGCTTATCCGCATCGCTCCAGCACGAGAGGTAGTAGCCGAAGCGATAAGCATCCTCGTTCTCGAGCCGGATCAGTTCCTCGCGCTCGAGCGCCAGTTGGCGCAACTTCTCCGGACCCATCGCGAGCGCCTGCTCGCGGCTCGGCACCTTGTAGACCGGGTGCGGGGTCCAAAGCTGTTCGGCGAGCGTTGCCATCATGCATCACCCTCACTGAAACCCTGCGGATCACAGTGCGCGCGGGTCTCCTGCCAGTCACGCACCTGGGTCGCGTCC